TTCTGGCGTTGTGCGCCTACTCTATCCATTGCATTGAACAATCCTAATGGAGCATTCATTATGGTAGGATACTGGCTCTGACCAAACTGCTGTTGCTGTATACCCATCTGAGCAAACGGCATACGCATACCTTGTGCCTGTTGATAAGCCTGATTGTACATCTGAGCGGTAGGTTTAGTAAGGCCAGCCTGTACTGCATTTTCAATAGCACGTTCAGACACTAACTGGTTACGGCTTGAGCCTCCCGGTTGATACTGTACCTGATTCTGTCTAATGCCCGGTAGTATATTTTTTTGCAGGTTACCCATAACATCACTGGTAAACGCATCGGTCATTGCACCAAACGGTGTACCTGCTCCAGTGCGTACATTACCTGCTAGTAGATCAGCAGACTGTCCTGCATCAAAGCCTGTATAACCACCAAGACTACGCATAAGAGCGCCTTCACCACCCGCTTGCATACCTGCGGTTCGTGGGCCTGTAGCATAGTTAAGTGTAGACTCTTGTGCCATAGTCTGAGCAGGATCAAAACCTGCAATCGTTTCACCCGGATAATACGCAGGTGCGCCACGATTGTATATGTTCTTGGCTTGTTCAAAGCCCCCTGTCAGATACCCCTTTTGTTCAGCCCAAGGCTCAACATTAGTGGTGCTTACTTGTGTACCGCCGCCGCCTCCACACATATTTAATTCCTCAATTTGTATATTTCGCCGATATGTTTAAATCCAAGACTGTTTTCTAAAAACTTCTTTAGTCCTGATCCTTGGTGTCCATTAGTAGAACCCATAGTTATTTCACTTGCGCCCATTCGTTTACCCCAAGCAACATATTCTTTTAACAGCAGTAGAGCAAGCCTTGTCTTACGATGATCTTTACTTACAAACAAACCTAAATCATCTGTTATCTTTGCGTTAGAAAAAAAGTATTCACCTATAGTGGCTAACATACCTGCTATGACAACACCATCTTTTTCTCCTACCCAAGCGTAGCCATGACTCATACAGTATGACACGGTACTAACAAACTTCTGGGTATCGAAAGGTATATCTTTGTACAAGCCTTCTTGGTGCATCTCTTTGGCTAACGCTACAACTTTGTTTATGTCTTTTGTTTCAGTAGGACGAATCATATTATTTTTAACCGTCTACACCCTCTCCACCTCTACCACCTCTATCATCATCACTTTCCTCTTCCTCTTCTTCCTCATTACCAAATAGTTCTTCTGGGGGTGTAATATTTAAAGGGCCAAACGGTGCGCCGTAATAACTTACAGGGCCAACACCAAAAATATTAGGTTGATACTGTGCTATCTTATCAGGTAAACCATATCGTTCTGAGTATTGCTGTGACCAAGGTTGATATAATAGTCCACCCTCGCCACCAAAAGGATTACCTGCTTGAATAAACTCTGAGTAATCTCTGGCTTCTGGTCTATCGTATGCTTGCGTAAGTAATGGAAAGTATTTGTTAGGTCTTGGGTATGGACCAATATTAGAATCTAATAACCCACTTCTACCACTGCTACCACTGCTACCACCTGACTCTTCACCGCCTCCAACATCATTACCTCTTTGCCACCAAGCATTACCAGAGGCTTCTTTAGCAACTTCCCTAGCCTTCCAAGCATTAAAGGCATCCATCTTACTTATCCATTCTTGTTTAGGAGCGTCAGCAGATGGAAGAGTTACGCCGGGAACTTCATCATAGCGAAGTTGTCTAGCGTGTTTTAATATTTTGTCATGGTCTTTAGACCAAGCATCTCCACCAAACATTCCTCCGCTACACATAGTTAATTCCTTTCATTATTTAAATCTCCAGTTTCCAAAGATTATTACTTTGCCATCATTACGAACTGTTACGCCAGTATCTATGGTTTCTGTAATGGGTCTAACCATCATCAACTCGTAATAGTTTTCTGTAGCGTAGTTAAACGTAGCCATAAATGGCAGGTCAATTAAGTTAGCCGCACTAACTGTGACCAATGCTAATGCAAATACATATAACTCTTGATCGTTTTTCTTTACGAAGTCTTCCCATCTGTCCCATTCGGACTTGGTTGTTTGTCCTTGATCCCACTGTATTGTTTCGCAGGTTGCTGATCCTCTGCCGTTTCCAGTTCCCACAACTCCCTTGTACGAGCAAGCAATGTCTCCATACCTTTTTGCCAATGCGCTTGTTCCGTTGAGGTGGTACTCAGATACGACAACTGGCTTACCAAGCCTAAGTGCTTCTTCGATACTTTTTCTGAATTGTGACTCACTCAGGTTAAAACCAGTTTGCAAATAGATAACGTCTGCTTGAGCATAGTATTCAGGTTTGACTCCGGGGGTTAGGTGTACACCGATAGGTTTGTTAACACCTTTGTTTCTAAGGTTTTGTATTAGTACGTTTACTTCTTGTGCTGAGTAATACTCATCGCACTCAAGGCATACAACGTAATGGCTAACAAGATCATCTACTGCATCTACTACTTGGTTCTGGTAATCTATCTGATTCTGTAGTCCCTGCTTGTAGGCTTGTGGACTGTCATCAGATATAAGCCACATTACAGGAGCCAGATTTTTATTACGCAACCTATTAAGACGATCACGCCAAGCAACTCTATTAACACTGCTTACCTCTTTGAACGAAGAGTCATAACTTCTAGCCATTACATCAGCGTGTGTATCACCGTTAGCGTTTAACTTTTCTATAACTACATCACGCCAGTGATTGCTTGTCTCATCTGACAGCCAGTTTAATGTACTGTACTTGTCTCTTTCTATTAGGAATGTAGACTTGTAGTCTGCATACAGATTAGAGTTTAGTCCAACTACCCCCAATGTAAGCATAAATGCCAATACCGCCACCGGGATTCCAATTCGTACCATCCGCATATCTTATATCACCATCTCTAGGTTTACCCCTATCAGAATTAATTGTAGTATCTTTGGGGTCTCTGTTAGTTTGCTCTAATCGCATTACATCAAGGTTAAAAATAATATCAGATAACCTGTTTAATTCGTTAAACAAGTAATCAGATAAGTTATCATTGTTTACTGGGGCAGGGTTAGGAGTCCATCTGTTTACTGACTTAATATTTTTAACTGGAGCATTAGCCATAACTTCTTAATCCTCTCAAACCACGTTGCTGTACCTCAAACGCTACACCATGTAGTTTCCAATCCATGTCCGTAGTAGACTCTACTTTGATCCCAAAGTATTTACCGCTTACACGACACGACACTTTAGACTGAGTGTTAGGATTAAATAGTATTGGGCCTTCCCATGTAATACCTTGCTCTGTACTTATTTGTCTGCCAACGTATACGTTTACAGAGTTGTCACCACTAACTTCAATCTGAGGATACACAGCAGATACAAACTTAACTGCTTGCGGGTCATTTAAGTCAATACCTGTACGCTCAACAAAAGATGTCATGTTAGTGCCGTCTTTAGTATTACCAAAACTATCACGAAATATTTTAGTATTAGACACATCACAAAATACTAAGTTCTTTTTGACGTTATCGTAGTTTCGTTCACCCCATGTTCCTGTGCCAACATCCCAATACTCTGAACTAGCATCCCATGTAGCGCCAACAGTAATATCTATAATACCATTGTTAATAAAAGAAGTATCTGGTAAGTCCCTAAATGAAAATGTATTATCTTTCCAATTCCATATAAGAGCCTTATTAACTACATCGCTACCAGAACTAGGAAAGCAAGCAAGCATTTCATTACGAACATAGTCTGCGGCAACAAAACATTTTTGATAGTTATCTCCAGACAAATCTTCAAACATTGCTCTACGTACTTTGTTAGGCAATAAAGGGGTTACAGTTTGACCATTACAGATATAGCAATCACTGTTGCCTATAAAGAAATGACCGCCATCAAACTCTTTGATAGCCTCTTTAGATAATGCGCCAACAGTAGGGCTAAGAAGTTTAAATGAAAATATGTAGGGGGTTCCTACATAGTTCATAATGTAAATAGAATCTTCTTTATAGATTAAAAATGAATCACCTAATGGTAATCCGTCTACAATATCACCGGGCGTATCAGATAATTCGTACTCACCTGCATCTAGCGTGGCATCAGTCTCATCCCATGTAGAAGGAGCGGCACCAAATGAAGCCTCAGTAGACCACTTTACTAATCGTGGTTCTTGGTTAGACCTACTCCAATTTAAGCCAACAAGGAATGTCCTAAACGATCTAATAGATTTGCATGATGCTCCAGTGGGCCAGTTTTGTAGTTCTCTAAATGGCGTAGCGGTGCTAGGTATGCCCCCAGACAAAGGCCACATTTGAGGCGCATCAAATCCGTTAGTAGCAACTACAAGACCATTAAGGTTAGTAGCAGTCCATCTACGGCTAGAAGTATTTGCGCCGTAATCTTTGTCAACTGTATAAGTGCTTCCAGAAGGATAGACAATAGCATTATCAGGATGATGGTTTAAATTATTAGGAGATAATGTAATTACTCCAGTTGCTACATCTCTTGCAGAATATGTTACTTCTTCATATTTATTTCCAGAGTTAACGTCTTGGTCAGAAGTAATATCAGTACCAATTCTAAGAGTTCCTGTGGCGGGTAAAGCACTTAATGCCGCTCCAGTATCTACTGTAATACTTCCTGAGTTATGATTAACCGCACCGTCAAGCGTTAAAGTTAATTGTTGTGTAATATCAATCCATGTAGTGCCTGTGTACACTGCAATGTCTGTAGCACCATAGGCTATCCAGTAATACAGTCCTGCTGTAGTTAAGTATGGATGTATGTAATAAGGAGCAAACGGACAAGTAGCCATTACTTCCTTGTAACCTGCGATTTTCTTTACGCCGTTATCAAGGAATCTTACGTTGTTTCCGTCAGACCATGCACCTTGTGGAAGATTATAAGGAGGTGTATCCTTTATAATTCCTATAGAGCCTACGTTATCAAAGGGTACTAATGGCACTTACATTCCTCCGGGGATATAAAAACCATTTGAATAAACAGTAAACCGATGACCAGTTGCGCTACTATTAGCATAGTAATCTAGTTTGTTATCAGTGCCAAGATAGGTTCTAATGTTAGCAGATATATGTTCATCATCTAAACCTCCAGTACCTGCTTCAGTTATACCTAACTTATGACCACTTAACGCAGAGCCAAAAGGTCGCCAAGACCAACTTACAGCGTTAGTAGTACCACCAGTAGATTTTAAATTCCAAGTTAACTCTGCTTCTTTTCCAATCGGAAGCGTTCTAACAAATGGGCCAAGAGGTTCCCAAGAATTAAATGTTGGAGGGTTAACATCAAACTCTGTGTAGTCTTCTGCAAACTGAACAAAGTCAGAACCGTTATGATAAAATGGGTCTATATCACCAGAAGCATTTATATAAACTGCAAACACGCAACGATCACTACTGTTATACCAACCATGTTTAGTGTGGCTATAAGTAGGTGCAGTCGTAGAGTTTAAGAATGAAGCGGCAACCAAAGGGGATGCGCTAATAGCAGACTCATCCATGTAAATGTATTGCCATTGTGATGTTCCTATAGCACTACTAGAGGCATTACTACCACCACTTCCCAACACAAATGTTAATTGGCTATCCCAATAAAAAGTTTCAGGGGCAGAGCCATTGTCAACCTCATACGATCCTGCTCCAATAAGTATTGTTGTGGCGTTAGAATAATCAAACTGCGATCTATTAATGTATCCACGATTACGAATAGTCCCCCATTCTGTAGCGGTAGCACCACTGTTAACCTGCAAATACTTACCCCCATTACCTGATACATCAGGAATAATAGGCGCATTACTATTTGATGGAAATGAGTTTTGTAGTACAGATTTAATCAGGCGAATATGGTCATCACCTTGTGATATAGCATCAGTCCCTGGAGGGTTAGTGCTAACTAAATCTTTTACATACGTTCCTGATTCTAAAGCCATACTATACTCCTGATGATAGTGCTTTTATTTCTGCTTCTGTTAATCCAATAGCCTCAAGTTTAGCAATAGCATTGGCTTTGTCTGATTCTTCTTGAATTTGTTCTGCGGTTTTTTCTGGCTCTGGCTCTGGTGGTCTAGGAACAAATGCACCATCAGCATAAACACCTCCAATATAAGCGTGTGCATCCGCTTCGATTAAAGTGCCGTCTGTTTGGTATTCACTACTTCCATCCCACTCAATTATGTTATCTACAATAC